ACGAGCTGAAGGGCAACCATGACGAGCGTGGCGTGTTGGTACGCGCCGGAGCCTGGGGACTGGGCCGCAAGAGTGACGAGTTGGTCATCAACGCGGCAACCGCTACGACTACGGCGGTCAGCGGCACCGGGCTGGTCAGCAAGAAGCGTATCCTCGAGGCGCTGGAGCTGTTGAACACCAACGATGTGCCCAACGACGGCCAGCGTTACGCGTTGGTTACATCGCACCAATGGTCGGAGATGCTGAACACGATCGCCGAGTTCGGTTCGTCAGACTATGTGGACGGACATCCGTTCATGGACGGATTCGAGACCCGACGGTGGCTCGGCACCATTTGGATGATCCACACCGGTATCTCCGGTGCGGGAACTACGGCGGCGAATTGCCTGTTCTATCACAAGAACGCGCTGGGCCATGCCATCGGCGCCGAAGTCGGTTCCGACATCTGGTGGGATGGCGACCGTCAAGCCTTCAAGGTGACCAATGCCATGTCGCAAGGCGCCTGCCTGATCGACGCCACGGGTGTGGTGAAGATGGCCACCGACGACACCGCGACGCTGAGCTAAGGAGGGAACATGGCAACCGTATATGCGAGTAACACCAACAGGTCGGTGAATACGCCGTCGGACTTGGTAGACGCGATCGACAATGGCGAAATCTATGTGTTCACGGACAGCTATGAAGCGGCGTCCCTGGCACAAAACAGCGAGATTGCCATCGCCAAGCTGCCGCCCAACGCGAAGGTCAAAGAAGTGATCATCGCCTGGGATGCGCTGGGCGCCTCGACGACGTTGGTTTGCGGCGATGCCGGGGACCCTGACCGGTATCTGACATCGCAAAACAGCAGCAGTGCCGGTATGGCGCGGCTGAATGCAATCACCGGCATGGACTATACCGTGTCGGAGAATGACGGCGGTAACGACACGACGCTGATCCAACTGACACTTGGTGGCGGCATTGGCACGGGTACGATTGCGAGCCAGGTGTTTTTCACCGCCTAAACGAGCAGGCGCGTCAAGGAACGGGCGGACCGTCGCGGTCCGCCCGTTCGCCGATAACTTCGGTTCAGTTGCACGGGAGATTGGCCATGGCGACCGAGACCACGATTATCAATGCGGCGCTGCGCCGGCTGGGCGACAAACCGATCACGAGCCGGTTGGACGGCAGCCCGGCAGCGAATGCGGTGAATGATTTGTTCGACGATGCACGCGACGCCTTGCTGCGGGCCCATCCGTGGAATTTCGCCACGACGCGGGTCGCGCTCACGCCATCCTCGACGACGCCGGTTTACGGCTTCGACTACCAATATGCGCTGCCGGCGGACTGGCTGCGGACATTGGCCGTGCATGGCAATGACGCCGGTATCGGCACGCCCTCCTACAAAATGGAGAATGACGTCACCGATGGCGCTGTAATCGTCACAAATACCGCGGAACTATGGCTGCGTTATGTGCGCCGGATTACCGACGCCAACGAGATGATCGCCGATTTTCGCGAGGCCTTCTCGTATCGTCTGGCAGCCGATTTGGCGTTGGCGCTGGCGAACTCCGGCACCTTGCGCGAGCGGCTGGAGGCGGCGTTCGTTACGGCGCTGCGCCGCGCCCGCAGCGTCGATGGCGGTGAGGATTATCCCGATGAAATACCGGTCTCCTCCTGGTTGGCAGTGCGTTCCTGATGCCGCGCGCCAACCCGCTGCAGGCGGCCCTCAATGCCGGCGAGTTCAGCCCCCGGCTGCACGCCCGCGTCGATTTTTCCAAATATCCGGCAGCCGCGGCGACGTTGGCGAACTGCATCCCATTCCCGCAAGGCGGCTGGATGCGCCGGCCAGGTACACGCTTCATCGCCGAGGCAAGGGCGTCGTCAGGGGCAACCACCAAATTGATGCCGTTCGAGTTCTCGAACGAGCAGGCGTACATCATAGAGAGCGGCGGCTTTGTCACGCCGGGCGGCTATTTTCGTTTTTTCAAGAATCAAGGGCAGATCGTCGTCGCCGCCACCGATGCAGCCATTACCAACGGCTTTTTCAACGGCGATATCGCCAATTGGACAGACCTGTCGGTGGGCGGGGCGTCGCTGGCCTTTGACAATTTGTTTTCCCGTCTGAGCCTGGTCGGTGTAGCGGGCGGCACGGCCGTCGCCGAGCAGCAAGTTACCAACACAACCAACGGGGACCATGTCCTTATGTTCGCCGTATTCGGCACGGCCGGCGACAGCGTGACGCTGCGGATCGGGTCGAGCTCAGGTGCCAGCGATATCCTTGTGGATACCACCTTCGCGGTGGGATTTCATACAGAAACCTTCGATGGCCTCGGTGCTGATTTTTTTGTGCGGTTTCACCACAACTCGGCCAAGACATTGCAACTCGACAACGTGTCGCTGATCGACGACGCGCCGTTGGAACTGGAAACGCCTTACGACATGTTGAGCTACGACAGGCTGATGGCCGCACAGACCGCGGATGTGATGTATCTGGCCAACAACCGGTTGCCGATCTACAAACTCTCGCGCCGGGGACATACGTCCTGGTCGCTGACCCAGGTGCTTTGGGAGGACGGGCCCTATCTCGACGAAAATATCAGTGCGACAACCCTGGTGGCTTCGGCCGGCTCTGGCACCGGGGTGGCCGTGACCGCATCGGCGACCAGCGAAATCAATGGCGGGGCCGGGTTTCAGAATTTCGATATCGGGCGACTGATCAGGCTGAAAAATGGTTCCGACTGGGCCTGGTTGGTCATTACAAGCATTACCAGCACCACCGCCGTAGTCGCAGATGTGAAGGGCGGTACGGCACCAACGTCCGCGACCACGCAATGGCGCCTGGGCGCGTGGTCACGCCAAACCGGGTATCCGGCCGCCTTGAGTTTTTTCGAACAACGCTTCGTCGCGGCGGGAACCACCGCCCAGCCGCAAACGTTCTGGATGAGCCAGTCGGCGAATGTGGAGAATATGCGGCCCGACAGCTTCGTCGCCGGCGCTCTGGCCATCGAGGATGACGACGCGCTGGGCTACACCATCGCCGCCGACGAGGTAAACGCCATCCTTTGGTTGTCGGCGGGAACACGCCTGGTGATCGGAACATCGGGGGCCGAGTGGATCGCCGCCTCGAACGGCGCGGTCGTGACGGCCTCGGATATCGAGGTCAAGCGCCATACGGCCCATGGCAGCGCGGCAGTGGCCCCGGTACGGGTCGGGGACAGCGTGCTGTTCCTGCAAAGGGCGAAACGCAAACTGCTCGAATTTGTCTACGTGCTCGATGCGGATGGCTTCCGGGGCGCCGATATGACGCGTTTGGCCGAGCATATCAGCCGCAGCGGAATCGTCGAAGTGGCGCAGCAGCAGGAGCCGGACTCCCTGGTTTGGTGCGTCCGTGGCGACGGCGTGCTGGCCCTGATGACATTCAAGCGCGAGGAGGATGTGGTGGGCTGGTCGCGCCAGATTCTCGGCGGCGCGTTCGGGTCCGGGCACGCGGTGGTCCAAAGCGTCGCCGTCATCCCCGGCACCGAAGACGCGGGCCAGGTGCAAGACTCGACAAGCCGCGATGAAGTATGGGTAACGGTGAAGCGGACCATAAACGGCGCAACCAAACATTATGTGGAGATGCTGGAAGGTATATTCGAGGGACCGCTGCGGCAGGACTTCGAGAGCGACTCCGCATGGGATGCAGCGATGCTCGAAGCGCAGAAGCACAGTTACTTCGTCGATAGCTTGCTGACATATGACAGTGCGGCGACGACAGTCATTTCGGGGCTTGACCACCTTGAGGGCGAAGTCGTGAAAGTGCTGGCAGACGGTGTCGAACATCCCGACCGCACGGTATCGGCCGGGCAGATCACTCTGGGTGCAGCCGCAAGCGTCGTGCAGGTGGGCCTGGGATACACACATATCTTCGAAAGCCTGAAACTAGCCGCGGGCGCGGCGGCGGGCACGGCGGTGGGCAAGGTCAAACGCGTGCATGCGGTTACGCTGGTCATTCTAGACTCGGCCGGTACCGATATGGGACCGAGCCGAGACGATCTGCAAACAGTGGTGCTACGCGAGGGCGCGGCGCCGCAGCCGTTGTTTTCCGGTGAGCATTCGGTCGCCTTTGGCGGCCCATGGGCCCGCGACCCCCGCCTGGTGCTGACGTCGGAAGCCCCTGTGCCGTTCACCCTGCTGGCTTTGGCGCCGGAGTTGCAGACAAACGATCTGAGGTGAGACTGGTCGCGTTTCTGCCGGAGCATCTGGACCGCATACAAACCGACGTCCGCGACCGGCGCCCTTCGGGCAACAGCATGGGGCCGCGACCGGGGGCGGCCTTTACGCTGATGGACGCGGACCGGGTGATGGGTTGTGCCGGCCTGGTTCCCATGGGGCGCCATGTGGAAGCCTGGGCGGTGCTGTCGGACGCGTTGCGGTCGCGGCCGATGCTGCTCCACCGCCAGGTGGTGCGGGCACTGCGTATGCTGGACGCGCATTGGCCGACGCGGCTGCTGGCGATTGCCCAGAGAGATTCAAGAACAGCGCAGAACTGGTTGGAGAGGCTGGGTTTTCGGCAGATCGATTGCGATGCCGATTGGGTTTGTTATGAGCGGGTCACTGAAATGGCTGGGAGTATCGATGATGATCTCAAAGATGTTTGATGACGGTGTTGACGGGGCGCTAGCGCCATGCTGATCCAGCGCACGCACCATCCTGCGGTCGCGGTCAGCTATGCCGTTCGGTTCGATCCGGCGACCGCGGTCGCCGCGATTGCCAGCGCGGTTGTCGGCGCTGTCGATGGCGCCCGGAAAGGGGCGGCCGACCGGAACTCGGCTGAGTTTCAGGCCAGGCTGCTGGAGCAGGACGCCGAACGACAGAAGCAGGCCGGGGTTGCCGACGCAACCGCGCTACGCCGCAGGGGTTCACAGCTGAGCGCAAGACAACGCGCGGCACTGGCAGGGTCCGGACTGGCCCTGTCGGGGACGCCGCTGTTGGTTCAATCGGATATCGCGGCGGATACCGAGAGGCAAGTGAGTCGGGCGCTCGCCGGCGCCGATACGACCGCCGCACGAAAGCGCCAAGAAGCAGCGCTGCAACGACTGCGCGGTGCCAACCGGCGGGATACCAGCTTCTTTCGTGCCGGCAAGAGCCTGCTGAGCGGGACAGGCGGTTTCGCCGATTTGTTTCGGGGTAATGGCCCGACCGCCTAAGCCGGACCGATCGGCGAACGAAGCGCCGCTTGCCGAAAATGAGACAGCCAATTTGCCAAATTATCCGACCCAAAGGAGGTCCGCGATGACACATGTCTGCGGCCGTTTCGTTCTCACTTTGTTGCTGGTGGGACTTTCTTCGCAAGCGTTGGGGCAGGCACGGGCGTGCTTCGACCGCGCGAAACTGCTGGAGCGGCTCGATGTGCAGTATCAGGAAACGCCGATCGCGCGGGGCCTGACGCAAACCAGCGGCGTATTGGAAGTTCTGAGCACCGCGGACGGATCGACCTGGAGCCTGGTCGTGACCTATCCGAGCGGCGTGAGCTGCCTGGTGGCCTCGGGCAAGTATTGGCAGGCGATTCCAGCAGCCATACCGGGCGAGACGACATGAGCGAACCCGCCACCAGCGAGCTGTTGGCCGGGATCGCCGCCCTCCGGGAGGGGCAAAGACGGCAGGATGGCCGGCTCGACCGCATCGAACAGCGGCTCCATGAAGTAGAGCGGGTGACGCAGTTCGGGCGCGGAATCGGTTGGGCAGTGCTGCGCTTCGGCGCCGTCGTGGTGGCGGCGATGGCGGCGTGGGAATGGCTGCGGCCAAAGCTGGGCGTGGGCTAGGCCCAACCAAATCATCAGCAAATCCGATTTTGAAACCGACTGTCAGGAGGACCGTATGTTCACATCGATAGATAAGGCGCTGGTCGCGTTGGCAGGCGCGCTGCTGTTTCTGGCCAACCATTTTGGGGGGATCGACCTGGGGCTGGGAGAGGACGCGCTCGTGGTTCTGGTAGGGGCGCTGATGCCGCTCTTGACCTGGCTGCTGCCCAACAAGGGAAGCGGCGCATGAAAATCCTGCTGTATGCGCCGCTGCTGTTGCTGGCGAG